GTCGATTGCCATCTCAAACTCCAACCTTGATTGTGCTGATCCAGTCATACGGGGCTGGCTGGGGGAAGAGCTGCTCATATGACACCTTTGCTTTTAGCAAGATTAACTCTTGCATGGTTTTGATCTTGCCACCGTAGGATACCCAGTATCCGGGTTGCAATAGATGCGGGACGTACATGGCCTGTCCCAAGTAGAAACAGGGTTGTAATACTTTCTTGCGTGATTCTTTGCGTTCAGTCATTGCATTTTCTCCAGTGCATCATTAACAGATTGGATAGCAAGAGCCAGGGTGTCGGCTTCTTGTTCGGGCGTGACGGGTTGGATCTTCAACATATAGTAGGCACTGTCCAGGGCACTCAGAGCCTTCTGTAGGGAAGGTTTGCAGTCTTCGTGACCTCTAGCCATGCCTGAGTAAAAAGAGTGTCTCAGCTCCTCTCTGGCCTCCCTGTACGCCTGCTCGTACACAGCACGGCCAAACTCCAGAGCCTTCTGCTCTACTTCCTTGTTGGGGGCTTTTACAGCCCTCCAATACTGCATCAATTCTTGATCATTCATTTTATAATCCTTTCGATAATATTACGAGACAATGGTCTCTGACCTAACAACCAACCCTGAATCCTACCCATATCCCAGGTGACAATCCTAAACTTGTTGGGTGGGATATATGCTGTACTGATCTGGGACTTATCCCAGTCTCTAACAAACTTACCCTTGATTATCATTGTTCTTCTCTTTCATAAAGAAAGACTCCATTTGATCCTTTAGTGACTTCTCGCCAGATACCATCATTGAATTTGGCAAACTTACCTACCGGCTCCTGCTTTAATTTCACTGGGTCTCTCATGACAGACGGCCACCCGTCCTCAAAGTAGACCTCCTTGAGTATCCACTGTCCTTTCATTCGTCACCTCTAGTCATCAACATCATGACGCATCCGAGGCAGGATATTAGGCCGACAGCCGTTAAATATACGTCACCTACCAGTGCGCCACCGATAGAAAAACCGAATGTTGCTACTAATATTGTCTTTAATATGAGACCTAAACCCATGATTACTCCAGATATAAATGGGGGACTCACAATCCCCCGGTAAGATTAGATAGCGTACTGACTACGATCAGCACCATTTATCCAGCGTGGGGTTTTACCCCTACCGGACCATGTTGCTCCACTAGCTGGGTCTCGATACTTGGCCGCGATCTTGTTGCCAGGTTTGGGTCCTGTCTTGACCTTGGGAGACTTATCCAGTCCCAGGTCTTTGGCCGTGATCCCGTAGGTGGAGATCATGACACGCACAGTGTCAATTGTTTTCTGTCGCTCCTCGGCCTTAACCTGCTCTGCTTGCGCCAGGATCTCGGCTGCTTTTGCTCTCAATTCTTCGTACAACATACACTCTCCGATGTGATACCCCGTAAAGGGCGATAGAAGCCTCTCAGTGAGGCGAAAATGGTTCAGGTGAGGCTACCCTACCTGCAAGGGTCCTGATCGCTCTCAGGGGCCGCTATAGGCACGGTAGCCAAGTGTCGGGTTTCTCCGTTAGCCATCCGCCCGACAATCCTGAGACCTTCCGGGGTCCGGGATATCTCCCAGGCCACGGGGTCTCCGTCTAGCAGGAGATCCAACAGTTGATCGACTGTCGGGTTCACAGGTAACCCAGAGGATGGCCGTCTTCGTCACGCACAACTACCACCCAGTACTTGCCGCGTTTCTCTACCTTGTAGGTCCAATCGTCGCGGTCGTACCATGCATCTTCGCTGTTAATCTCAGCGATAAACTTGGCCTGATCTAGGTTTGTGAAGTAGGTCATGATTAACTCCAGATAAGATAAGTGAGTGAGAGAATGTTAGGGGAGATAATCTCCCCCGTCAAGGGTTATTTATGCTGCTAGTGCGATACGGATGACCTTATCCATCTTTCGACCATGAGCAGGGTAAGCGATCACGTCGACAGACTTGTCATAGCACGCACGACAACCTGAGCACTTGCCACCGTGTTGGTAGGCTTCGCACAGTTTGGTCCCGGCCGGTACAGACTCAGGATCGGGCACGATCACGGACCCGTGTCGATCGTCAAACACACCAAACACACTGTCGGAAGAGAACCGGACCATGACGTTCGGTAACGCTTGCATGGCCGTGAGTACAGTCTGGAATTTCTTAAATTTCATCATGCGAGTAGGCAACCAATGCGAGACCCATGGCGTGGATTCCATCACTGCTAAGATTTTCTTGGCAAGCTTCAGATCGTACATATCTCCACTGTCGAACCAACGAAAGAATCTATCCTTGTTCAAGCTTGCGACCATGTCAGAAACCCAATCAGACCGTTTCCAATCTTCCCGATTATGAAGTCTCGGCTCTTTCACATTGTCGAAAACGTAATTGCCTGTCGTTGCGTAACAGCCACTGCACGCTGCAACAAGCTCGCCGTCCGGTCCGATAGAACCCGGACAAGTGTCCAATGCTTGCAGACTCCACGACCTGATTCCGTCAAGCTTAGATGTCACACTGATACGGATCGATGATGCGACTACTGTCAGTTTAGGCTTCGCCATGTTGCTCTCTCTCTTAATATGATTGGATTACGCTCATCAGTACCGGTCTAACCGGTAGACCACCCCGAAGAGTGGTTTCGCGTTGTCAGTGGATCAGCGTTTAGAGTACTGATTGAGTGTCTGGAAATGTTTCATGTTCCCGGCCCATGACACCACAACAACACCATTCGACTTGATACGGCAGAACCTACCCATGGAAGACCTGCTACCTGCATACACCCACTGACCTGGTTGTAACTTGTTGAGCTTGTCTTCCGTGGTACTGTAAATGTTGAGTGCTTGTTGATACTGCATGATGTTCCCCTATAAGATAATCTGTCTTGATGTAAGACAGTGAGTACATATTAACCTACCGATTATGTTCTGTCAACAGGTAATCTCTTTTTTTTTATAGGTACTTTCCCTAATGTATAGATGTACAGTACTCTACCTGTACATCCTGTAACTATAGTATATATAAGAGGTGTATGTTGTACCTGTACTGTCCGAACCCTCACTAGGGTATTGGCACGGAGGATGCCACTTCTTTCCCGACAAGGGACGGGGCTCTACCGCTCTCCACCTTCCCTGCTCACTGCTCTACCCTGCCTGCCGCTCCACGCCCTACGCTCGCACGCTGATGCTGGCATGGGTTGGGACACACACCGATGACCGTGCTACCATCCGCAGATCCGCAGGCCAAGTGAGGTGGGTCTTGACCCCCGTGTGTGCGTGCACCCAACGCTTCTCCCCCCCAAGAAAAATCCATGTCATTTAATCTGGCTCAGTTCTACAAGTTCTGTAGTGAACTTAAAATAGAGACCAAGGAACATGGTCTCAGGAAGATGGATAGGTTATTAGGTACTCAGACATATATTATGGATGAGATAGCCAAGGGTCTACAGGATGATATTCATTTCTTTGTGATATTAAAGGGTAGACAGTTAGGGATAACTACTATTTCTTTAGCGTTAGATCTTTACTGGCATTTTGTACATCCTGGATTACAGGGTACATTGACTACAGATACGGAAGAGAACAGAGATATGTTCAGAAGTACCTTATCTATGTATATAGATGGGTTACCCAGAGAATATAAAGTACCTGTTATTGCTCACAACAGAAACCACATCTCGTTGAAGAACCGTAGTCGGTTGTTTTACCAGGTGGCTGGATTGCGTTCTAAGGGGTCTCTGGGGCGCGGTAAGGCCATAACGTACTTGCACGGTACTGAGACATCCAGTTGGGGAGATGAGGAGGGCCTAGCGTCTCTGCTTGCATCTCTTGCCGAGACCAATCCTCAGAGATTGTATTTATTTGAGAGTACTGCTCGTGGGTTTAATATGTTCCACGATATGTATGTGACTGCCAAGAAGGCTAGAACTCAGAGGGCTATATTCTGTGGATGGTGGAGAAATGAACTTTATTCTGTAGAAGCAGAGACGGATGTTTATAAGGTTTACTGGGATGGCAAATTAACAGGAGAAGAGAAAGAGTGGGTGAAGGACATCAAGAAGTTATACGGGGTGGAGATCAACAGCAGGCAGATGGCGTGGTGGAGATGGAAGTTGCACGAGGGGATCAAGGACGATGCGCTGATGTACCAGGAGTTTCCTCCTACGGAAGACTACGCATTCGTGATGACTGGTACGAGCTTCTTCTCAAACTCCCGGTGTACTGACGCTGCCAAGA